TTTTTGATAAGGAATCCGACTTCTTTGATAAATGTGATAAGGTATTAACCGAGGGTTTCAATAATAGAAACAAATATCAATCTCACCCATATACGGATGTTTACGCATTGAAACAACTATTTGATTTCTCTTGTATAAACTTTGCAGTTGGTTATTACAACTATCATACAGAACACGAGTATGTAATTATCGATGATGTATTCAACACTTTGGATATTGCAAATAAAATGATTGGTGAATTGGGATGTTCAAAATATTTCAAGATTAATAACACTTAAAAAGTTTTTTTTATTTTTTCTTATATTTATTAAGAAAAAATTGACTATGAAAACCCAATTAGGAATTAATGAAAAAGAATTAGAAAGATTAACTAAAATTATACTTGAAAGTGAACACGATAAAGAAGAATTAGATGAGATATTAACTGGTACAAAAATTGGAGATTTCGTTCAAGGTGTAAAAGGACTTTATCAAGGTGAAGGTTATTATTATTTCAAGTACTTAAGTAAAATCAAAAATAGAAGTGCTAAAGTAATTAGAGAGTTAGAAAGTATTACAAAATTTGTTGATGAATTATTGGAATTAAAAAAGAGAATTGATAAAGTAAAAAATATCGCCCCTGAAAAGAAAATGCGTTTATTAAAACTAATTGATACTATTGAAAAATTATGGAAACCATTTCAATTGCCTTTCACTAGTTCAACTAAAGAAATATTCAATTTAACTAATGAAAAATTAAAAGGTGAAAGACTAGATGTAATTCCTGGTTCTAAAAAAAGTGCAATTGGGAAAGATTTAATGGGTGATAAAGACGCAACAACTAAGGACGAATTATCAACTCCAGAAGAAATTGAATTGGATACTGAATTGAATCCAATCAAAACAACTACACAGACAAAACCTGAAAAAATTAATCCACTTGGTAAAACTGGACAAGTTGAGCCACAAAAAGAAAAAACTCCAATTGAGGAAGAAATTTCAAGATTCAAACAATTAATTAAATAATAAAAAAAGGGACTATTCAGTCCCTTTTTTCTTTTTTGTTTTTTTAATTTCTTTTTCTATAAATTTAACAACTTCATCTTCCACAGTTAGAACATATTCTTCATTTTCTTTAACACTTCCATTTAAAACTTCCTCTGAAATAAAGTCTTCAATTTTATCTTGAATTGCTCTTTTAATTGGTCTTGCACCATATGTTTCGTCAAACCCAACTTTTGATATAAGTTCTAATACTTTCTCATCACAAGTTATATTATAATTTAATCCTTGTAATCTACTTATCAACTTGTCGATTTCAAGTTTAACAATCTGTTTAACCTCTTCTTCTTTTAGAGTATTGAACACAATCACTTCATCAATTCTATTTAGAAATTCAGGGGCAAAGAATTTTTGTAATTCTTTTTTTAGAATATCTCTTTTTTGTTCTTCTTCAATATAAGTGTTAGTTGATGTTTTGAATCCAACACCAGTTCCAAAGTCTTGGAATTTTCTTACACCAATATTAGATGTCATAATGATAACACAATTTTTGAAGTTAATTTTTCTACCCAATCCATCTGTTAAATGCCCATCATCTAAAACTTGTAATAATGTTGAAAATACATCTTTATTGGCCTTTTCAATTTCATCGAATAGGATTACAGAATAAGGTTTATTTTTTACTTGTTCAGTTAATTGTCCTCCTTCATCATGTCCTACATAACCTGGAGGAGAACCAATTAGTCTTGATATGGTATGTTTTTCTTGGAATTCAGACATATCCACACGAATAAGATTTTCCTCACTACCAAAAATTTCTTTGGCTAATTGTTTTGCTAAGTATGTTTTACCAACACCGGTTGAACCTAAAAAGATAAAAGAACCAATAGGTTTGGATGGATCTTTAATTCCTAATCTATTTCTTCTAATTGCTTTCGCTATTTTAGAAACAGCTTCTTTTTGTCCAATAACTTTTGAGGATAAATTATCATCAAGAGATGATAATTTATTTGTTTCATCTGAATTCATTTTAGATACAGGTATTTTAGTCATATTAGATACAACCTCATAAACCAATTCAGAACTAACTTCTTTCTTTTTATTTAATAAATCAAACTCAAATTTCTTTTTCTCACCCTCTAATCTATCTAAGATTTTGGTTTCTTTATCTCGTAAATCAGCTGCTAATTCATAGTTTTGTGTTTTAACAACTTCAATTTTTTGTTGTTTAACTTGTTGAGCCTGAAGTTTTAAATCCTCGATAATTTGAGGCATTTTAGTTTCAACTTGAGTCCTAGCGCCAACCTCGTCAATAATGTCAAATGCTTTATCAGGAAACTCTCTATCTGTAATATACCTTTCAGCTAAATCAACACAAAGTTTTAATACTTCGTCACTATAACTTACTTTATGGTAAGTTTCGTACTTTTCTTTTACATTAACAAGAATTTGTAACGTTTCTTCTTTTGTTGATGGATCAACAATTACTTTTTGGAATCTTCTTTCTAACGCCCCATCTTTCTCAAAGTTTTTTCTATATTCATCTAATGTTGTTGCACCAATACATTGAATTTCACCCCGTGCTAAAGCTGGTTTGAATATATTTGATGCGTCTAGTGAACCTGAAGAATTTCCTGCACCAACTATTTGGTGAATTTCATCTATGAATAAAATAATATTTGGTGCTGATTGTAACTCTTCAATGATTACTTTCATTCTTTCCTCAAATTGTCCACGATATTTTGTACCCGCAACAATTGAGGTCATATCCAAAGACATAATTCTTTTATCCATCAAATTTCTTGGACACTCCCCATTTAATATTTTTAGAGCTAATCCTTCAACAATTGCTGTTTTACCACAACCAGGTTCACCAATTATAATTGGGTTATTCTTTTTACGTCTTGATAATATTTGAGCAATCCTTGTAATTTCTCTGTCTCTACCTACAACAGGGTCTAATTTTCCTTCTTCAGCAAGTTTCACTAAATCTTTTGCAAAATTATTTAGTACTGGTGTGTCACCCTTACCTTTACTTGAGTAATCTCCATCTTTAGATTCTATCATAACTTTTTTTATTCAATAATAAGATTTTATTTGGTAATTTCAACAATCGTGTAGTGACAAAATGTCACGTAATAAATCATAGAATATGACATAATTGATTATTTATAAAAAATGGTATATAATTCGTATAATAAGAACAAAAATAAACTTAATTAAAATATAAAAAAATGGATAAAAAAGATTTCGCAAAAAGATTTGAAGACTTATTAAAAGAGATTTTTGGTGATATTGGTAAAGCTAATTCTCCTATGGGTAGTTTTTTTGATAACATCAAATATGACAAATTAGATAATGATTGGAGTAGTATTAGAAAAACCGTTAGAGATGGAAGAAATGGAATTTTCACTACGATTTATTATGTTTTTAACGATGATGAAAAGGGTAAATGGAGTGCACCAGAAAAAAATCAAATAAAGGATTTAGAAACCCAATTAGAGACTTGTGTTAAAAATCAAGAATTTGAAAAAGCAGCAGAATTAAGGGATAAAATTAAAAATCTAAAAAATAATTCATCTAAAATTGATAATTTAAAAAAAGAAATGGAAATTGCAATCAAAGAACAAAACTTTGAAAGGGCAATTGAAATAAGAGATAAATTAAAAACGTTAAACTAACTTCAACCCCCCAATCAAAATGGGGGTTTTTAAATTAAAAAAAATATGGGAATAATTAGAGAACAAATTAGCGGAACAAAAATTATAAACGAAATCCAATCGAGTAATATTAGAAAAACTGAATTTGATACAGAAACAAAAGAGTTGGTTGTGGAATTTAACAACGGACTAAGATATTCTTATGAAAATGTCCCCCATCAAGTTTATACTCAATTTAGAATGTCGGAATCACAAGGTAAGTTTTTTAATGCGAAAATCGCAAAGACTTATAAATACAAGAAGTTGTGATAATTATTAGGGGTAATCTAATATTTATCTATAATGAAAAGTGTTGAAAATATTTTAAAAAGTTTTAAAGTCCAAAAAGAATTAAATCCAAAAATTTGGACTGAACAAGACAATAGAATTAATCCTCAAGTAAGACAAAAATTACTTGAGTTTGCTTATCAATTTATTGATAGTTTAGATATTGATGTTGTAATTGATGATATAATCGTTGTTGGGTCAATTGCTAACTATAATTGGTCAGTTTATTCAGACATAGATTTACATATTTTAGTAGATTTTAAACAATTTCCAAAAGAACTTAAAAAAACCTATATTGACTTTTTTGATTTAAAGAAAATAGTTTTTAATCAAAAAAGAAATGTCAAAATGTTTGGGTTTGATGTTGAGGTTTTTATTGAGGACATCGACATGCAAGGTGTTAGTGGTGGAGTTTATTTATTATTAGACAATGAATGGGTTAAAAAACCAAAAAGGTTTAAAATGGATATTGACGTAAATGAAGTAAAATCAAAGGCTAAGGTGTGGATGAGATTAATTGACAGTATGATAAACAATATTGTTGATGAAGATATTGATACAATTCAAAAATGTGTAAAACAATTCAAAGATAAACTTAAAAAATTTAGAATTAGTGGGTTACAAAAAGGTGGAGAAATGAGTTTAGAGAATCTTGTTTTTAAAGTTTTGAGAAGAAATGGATATATTGATAAACTATATAATGTTCCAACAACCACTATAGATAACAAACTTTCGATGACAGAAAGAAAGAATTGATTAATTGTATATATTTATATAGAAAAATAATTTAACAAAACAAAAAAAATATGGGAAATCTAAAACCTATTGGTAGTGAAAAATTAGAAGGTATTGAAAAAATTAATCGTATTTTAGAAATAGCTAATTATAAATTAAATGTTCCAAAATCAATCAATGAGGATAAGTCGTTAGAGTATTCAAAAACTTTAGCTGATGGTAATTCTTATTTTATAGTTAAAGAAAAAACTGGTTATGTTTTGAAAAAAGGATTAAATGAATCTACCAGTGAATATATGGAACCAATCAAAAATAGAAAGTTTTACCCATCATACTCTCAGGCTTTGAAGAGATTGAACTTGATTACAAAAGAAATTAATTTAAATGAGGGTTATAGTAATAATATTTCATTATTTAATGAAAATGATAATGTTGATGGCACAAAATATTTTTTAAAATATGGTGAAACAACAGAACAAGAAACTGAAAATGTTCCTGCTCCAGCACCAATTAGTCCTCAACAAGCCGCAGTCCCACCTGCTCCACCAGCACCTGAAAGTGAAATACCATCGGAAGAACCAGTAATGCCAATGCCTGATGAAGAGGAAATAGAAATAGATACTGAAGATATGCCAGAACCTGAAACTGCAGATAAAGAAGAGGATGAAATGGTTACATTTAAAACCATACAAAAACTTACAGGGAAGTTGGCTCAAAAAATAAGAACTTTTGCGAGTGATGATGAAAATGAAATGACATCTCAAGATGTTAAATATGTAATTAATTCAATACTTTCTGCTTTAGATTTAAATCTTTTAGACCCAGAAGATGCTGAGGAGATAACATCAAAATTTGAAGGCCAAGAAGGTGAGGATATGGGTGCAAGTGAAATTGAAGGTGAGGAGGAAGTTGAAATGGGTGTTGAACCACCTATGGAACCAAGTATGGAAGATGGTGAAATGATGCCAGAACCACCTGTTTCACCAGAAGGTGAAATGGCTGAAATGTATCCTAGACATAACAGAAGAGAAAGTTTTGAAGAACGTCAACATAAAATGAAAATGAAAGAAATGGGTTATGGAATTTCTGAAACGAAAGTTGATAAAATCTTGAACAAATATTTCAACGAAACATCAATTAATAAAAATGAAAGCAAAATAGAAAGACTATCAGAAAGTTTTCAACAAGAAGTTTCATCTAAAAAGTTTATTAACAAATATCCAAAAGCGAATTTTTTGGGTAAAACAAAAAAAGGAACTTTAGTTTTTGAAATGGGTGGTGAAAAATATGGTGTAACTACTAATGGTAAAGTTTTATGAGTTTTTTAATTTATGTTAATGAATTAGGTCCAAATTATAGAGGGGATAATATATACGAATTTATATTTTCAGATACAATTGAAAACATTTGGGGAGAAATGTGGGATTCAAAGCCATCTAATGGTTATCCGCACCCACCTGATATAGAATTTGTTAAAAAAGTTGGTGTATTAAAAAATGATAAGATATCATTGTCTGTAATTCAAAAATCTGATTATTTCTCAATGTTTGATGCTATGGATGATGTAATTTCTTTAGCTTGGGAAAATGAGGGTGATGATTTTAATTTTGATTTGGTAAAAAGATTAGTATTCAGATTTGGTGATAGTGAAGAAATTGTGAAAAATAAATTATATGAAAGGGATATAGTCCTTGAATTTGAAAAAAAATTTACTTATGAATCTTAATAAAAAAGTGGGTATTTTGTTAGATAATGGTTTAACACCTGATTTTGTTATGGCACTCAATGAAAATTCTATCAACGCTTTATATGAAAGAATGAGTAAAAAAGAAAACAAAGAAGGTATTGAAAAAATCACAAAAGTTACAACTAAAATCACCCCTGATACTGTAAAAAAGGGCGCAACGATAGAGATGCCTGCCGGTAAAACTGCAGTAAATATTCAACAAAAACCTGATGGTAGTATAGAAATTGGTGAAGATGTGGAATCTGATTTAGATTGGGTTATGAAAGGTAGAACTCAACAACCAAAACAAGTAGGTCCCGACACAGACGATGGATTTGATGATTATGATGATGGTACTGGTCAGATTAGTGAAAAATTTGAATCTAAAGCTCAACAAGGATTATTTTGGGCTCGTTGTAAAAAATGTAAAAGTGAAAATTGTAAGTGGTGTAAAATGGCCAAGGAATTTTCGAAAAGTACATCGAAGAAACAATACAAAAAAATGCCTAAAAAAAAACATCCTGAAAAAACTGTAAAATATAAAAAGAAAGAAACAAAAGAAGAGTTTTCTTGGAAAGATTATGGTAAAAAGGTGAGTTCAGCTGTTGCTGGTAAAATAGGTAATGAGTCATTAAAAACTATGAGACCGACTTTTGAAAACATAAACGAAAAAGAATTAGATAAATTAGTAAAAGAATCACTTATGCCAACTTTAACAAAAAAGGATTTATTAAAATTAGTTGAATCTGAAATCAAAAGAAGAAAAAATTTGACTGAAGATTTTTATATGGGGGAAATGGATGAAGAATTAGATTTTGATTTTATGTCAGATGTTGAAACTGCCCCAATTATCAAACCCAAAATTAAACCAAAAAGAGAAACTGAACCAGAATGGTCACCGGATGAAGACGAACCAATAGTTCCAAGTCCAAATGTCGATCCTGAACCACAGGCTAAAGAAGACGATTTTAGTGAGTATAAAGATGATTTTGACTTTATTATGTCAAGAATGAATGAAAGTTTACACAGACCAATCAAAGTTAATAGATTCTAATAATGAAAAGATTACTATATGAAGCACCTGTTGATGATTTTATGAGTCAAGAGGCCAAAGAAAAGATTCTTGGTGCTCAAAATAGAAAATATCAAAAGGCTAAAGAAGAAGTTGGTGGTACTAATTTAGGTGAATTGATTAGTTATTTACCTAATTTAGAATATCAACATAGAAGTAAGTTATTGAGTCTCGCAAAGGCTTTATTTTTTTCGAGATTTCCAAAGATAAAAGAAAGGGTAGATAATGGAACTGTCACGTTAAATGTTAATTTTTCAACTGGAGTTTCACCAAGAACAACAAAACAAACAATTTCTCCTCAATTTATTGAAAAAGCTAAAGAAGTTGACCCATTATTTGATGAAAGAGTAAAAGCTAGAAACTTCATTAATGCGACAACTCAAGGAAGTGCTTGGGCTGAAGGATTTAATTTATACAAGGACGTAGAACAACAATTAAATCAGTTAGACCCTCAATTAGTTGATAAGTATAAAAAATTTGAAACTGCAGCTACTGTGTACTATAACGACAATTTAGATATGTTGGAACAAATGGCACAGAGGGCATCAGGAAGAGTCGCATATACAGACATAGTTCCAGATCAAAGAAATCCAGGTAGTTGGATTATTAATGTTGAGGCACCTAATTTTCCTTTAATGATGCACGAGTTGTATAAAGCAGGAAGATACTTTAATTCTCTTTTATATTTACCAAAAGACAAAGATGTTAATAACACTTTAACTAAGGTAACTGACATTCACAAACACGAAATTAGAAATATGATTACTGGTAGAGAAATCAGTTCTAAATTAAGATTTTTATGGGGTGAATTAATTGACGATTATGAAACTTGGATGGATAGTGCCATACAAACTCAATTCAACAAATTAGCAAACGATAACCCAAAACTATTCAACGAAATTATGTATGATGGTGTTTTAAGTGGTAAACCAACAGCTATGGATAAGTTTGAGAAGTTTTCACAAATGATAGTAGATACAATCAAAAAAAATCCACCAAAAATGGAGAAACAAAATTATGATGAGTTAATTAAATCTGAGAAAGGAATTGAACCTGAAGAGGATGAAGAAGAAGATGATTTAAGTTGGTTGGATGACGATATGGATGATTTTAATGTAGATGATGAAGACGAAGATTAAAAAATAACCAAAACCCCCATTTAGAAATAAGTGGGGGTTTTTATATTTATATAAAAAGATTATATGAGTTTAACAAAAGAACAAGTAATGATGGAATATGTGAAGTGTATGAGGGACACTCCTTACGCACTTAAATCATATTTGGAGACATATGATAATACGGTATCAAAATATGTTCCGCTAGAATTATTCCCTGACCAAATATCATTGTTAGAAGATTATGAAAATTTCAATGAAAATATTGCGTTGAAATATAGACAGGCTGGAGTATCGACTGTGACAGCGGCTTGGATATCTAAAAAAATAGCATTTGCAAAAAAACAGAAACCTGAAAAAATTCTAATTATCGCAAATAAATTAGATACATCTCAAGAGATGGCTAACAAAATTAGAATGTTTATTGGACAATGGCCATCTTGGGTTGGAATTGATTTTTCTGTAGATAAAAATTCTCAAAAACATTATAAAACAAATAATGGATGTGAAGTAAAAGCTGTGGCAACCTCAAAGGATGCTCTACGTGGTTTTACACCAACAATCCTAGTATTTGACGAAGCGGCGTTTATTGATGCTGATTCAGACTTTTGGGCGGCTTGTATGGCTTCACTTTCAACGGGAGGTAAGGTAATTGTGGTATCAACCCCAAATGGTTATGATCCAATTTATTATGAAATCTATA